GGAACACCACTATCATGATAACAATATGGATTAAATTCTTCTAATCCAAATTTAACTTCAAAATCCATTAATTCATCCATTGTTACTATTCTAAACCATTTAGCGTTCCATCCAGTAATATCATGACTGACCCCTATTATATCTCCCATACAAAGAGTCATTCCCATTATATCAGTATCAAAGGCACAAGTATATTTTTGGTAATTCCATTGATCAAGAATTCTTTGGGCCAAACGTCCTGCTTGTGTTGCTCTTTTAATACCATGCATTTCATAAAAATCAATTTTTTCTTCTTCACCTAAAACTTCTAATCTATAATAATCATCAACTTCAGCAACATCTTTAATATAATCTAATAGTCTATTCCTAAATTCTATTCTAACTTTATTAGGACGTTCTGATAATGGTTTTTCTGCAAATGTAAAACTGCCTTCTTTTATATTATCTTTTTCTAAAGAAAATTGTTTTCCATTTGGATAAAAATCAACAAGAGGAGCATCAATAACTATATAGGTAGATCTTGATTCAAGAACAATAGCCCAATTTCTATAGTATGTTCCCCAAGGCCAAGCAATATTATCAAACTCCATCTGCTCACCAAAATCAACCATATCACCTTTCCAATAATCATCTGGATAAGCAGAAAAATCAGCATATATATAATTATAAGTATCTGATAATTGGTTACTTGTTAACAATGCTGAATCATGTCCAAAATAAATAACTGGTGTTTCATTTGCATTAGGAATTATAATTTTATAACGTTTAGTTTCAGCTACCCAATTACAAGGAGATATAAAACCCTGGCAGGTAGCTAAAATTTCATTGATTACATCATGCATCTTTTTTTGCTGATGATAACATTTAGAAAATTGAAACCTTCTTTCTTTTATATTAATATTCTCTTTAGGATTATATATGGTTGTATCAATTAATTCATTACATATTTCAAGAGCATCATTATATTCTAACGTACCTTGCATCTCTATATTAAAATATCTTGGATCAGTATAATTATCCCAAAATTCATTTATTATTTCTGGAGGACTTTCATCACACATATACCATCTGCCGTTTCCATTTCCATAAAAACCATATCTGCATTGTATAAATGTTCCTTCATGATCAATTGCTAACCATTCAACACCCTCTCCTTCATCTGTTGCCATACCATCTTTAGCAATACAATATAACTCTCCTGATAAATTAATTTCAGTAGGTGGTTTAAATTTCCACATTTCATATGGCCCACCAGAAAGTTGATTATTTTTATTTACATAAAAATAAATATCATCATTGATTCCAAATTTTCCAATTTGATATTGATTTTCATTTGGAAATGAATTTGTGTACATACCAGAATTTAATGGCCCTGTAGCGATGCCTTTACGATATAATATTGTCTGTATTCCTTTACGACTAATATCTAAACCCAAGTATGCAGTTATAGCACTTGAAATAATTTCTTTATTTGAAAATTTACCTTGGCCTAATTTAAGAATATATGTTCCCCAATCAACAACTTCTCCCTGATCAGTATAAAAACTATCAAAACTTTTAAGAATTGTGTACCAAACATCTTCATATTGCAAAGTGGTGAAATTCCATTCTTTTACTACAACACAACCCATATAACACCATGCAGGAGAATGGCTTCCTGCCCAATTATTTCTACGATGAATTTTTTCTTCTATTCCTGTACTAAAATCAATAACATAGGAATAAACAGCCATTTGAGTACCATATTGAGATTCATGGGAATAAACAAAAGCCTGTAAATTTGTCGCACAGGTATAAACATTTATAGCTGCTGTCCATTCTCTAATAGGGCCAACCCAACGATGAGGGTGTGTTGTTCTTTCACTATTAAAAACTTCTATTGATCCAGTATTTTTATTTATTCTCCAACAAACATGATGTGATATTTGGAATTCATTTAAATGAATATCATTTGCTCTGATATACATCAAACCATATATAGGATCAGTAAATCCTAAATCCCATAGTAAAGGTAAATATTCTGTCATAAGAGGATTTACTACATCATCATCGAAATCTACTGAATTAAGATTACTAAAACAAATTCTTTCCCCAGGAATAGGATCTCTGGTTAATGGTGACGATAAAGTTACTACTGTTCCACTTATATTATCTATTGCTACTTGTCCTAACCAATTACCAATAAAAAAAACAGAAGTATATTCTGTGACACCAATACCCCACCAATCATTATACCCTGGAGGATTACAAATTATTTCTGTAGTTGTACTGCCCTCACCGACATATGCCCATTCAGCTACCCATTTAGGATATTTAGAAAGATAAACTATTGAACCACTATTATTCTGATCTTTAAAATCAGAAGGAAAAGCAGCAAACTCTCTATCCACAACAATATATGTGCTTGTTTGCTCAATAATCTCTCTCCATATTCTCCATGTATTTTGTCCTAAAGCAGCATACTTTCCTACCCAATAACCATCTGGATATGCTGAAAAGTCAGCATAAACTTTTGTATAAGAATTATCTCCTGATTCAATATACCTTTTATCTGATAAAAGTATATCTGTTTGAGTTCTGCCACCAAATATATAAACATAAGTATCATCAACTTGCATACTTTGAAATTCAAGTTTTGGATTAGCACCATCACTTCCTTCAGGTACATTATACTCATAGTCATAAAGAACAGAAGTTACTTCTTGATAAGGAGAAGATCGATCATGATAATATAAATCAAATTTAATTCCATAATTTGCATGATGATGATCAGTTGTAGGTGCAACATCAGGATAAGGATTTTCCCAATTTCTATAGGCACAAACATATACTCGATCATCATGAACATCTGTACTTTGTAAAAATCTATTACTGTTTTCACCATTTGTTGCAGGTTTAATTATATTATCTCTAAAGTAATCCAAAACTGTACCATATGGATCATTATCATATTCATATCGATCATAAGGAGCTACACAAAAATCCCATTTACGATTACTACCTTCCATAAAAATTGGATAAATTCCTGATAATCCTACATAACAATTATTTCTTGCATCTCGACAACTCCAATATGTAGTCATATTTACACTATGATTATAAACCCCACCAGGAAGAAGTACCCATTCAAAACCATTCCAATAAGGATTAACATACAAAGTAGATCCTGGCAACCCTTCCCCACCCTGCATTGACTCAGGAGCCATCCAAACATCATCACGATTCATTTCAGTATAAAAACTTGGAAAATTTTCTAATGCTCCAATTGTAAAATCATTAGGATTTAAAGCTGCCAAATTCTTTAAATCAAGAGTTACATTTGAAGTTGTTGGTGCAGTAGATAAAGAAGTAAAATCAGCAAAGAATCCTTTAAAATACATTATTGTATTAATATTTACATCTTGACCGATATATGATTCTATATCAATACGATTCCATATACCTCCTGGTGCATTTTGAGCAGCATCTAAAATACTTATAGGATCATAAGGATTAAGAGGATCATCATACATTTCAAACATATCACTAAGTATAAGCCAAAACCAAAAAGGTTTATTATTAAATTTAATTACTCCTATATGATACTCTGATAATGGCAAATATTTATTTGCAAAGTTAACAGCAAACTCAGCCCAATAAGCTGGTTTTTTATTCTCCATCATCATATCAATGAACGCTTTCCAAGCAGCTTCATTAACACTATCGCCCATAGAAGGTAATTGTCCAGCATCATAAGTACCAAAAGTATCTTTATTTAAATATATTACTTTCCCAGGACACATATCTGTACCAATAACATCTGGTACTGGATCTAATCTTGAATTATCTGATTTAAAATCTGAATTTGAATAATCTTTTCTTTTTGTTTCATTCGGTTTAAATAATAAACTACCCAAAGCCATACCCATCATCATACCAGGATAACCACCATAGTAAGCACCTACTGCCCCACCTATACCAGATGCTACATTCTTTCCTGTTGTACTTTCAATTTTAGTTGAATCTGTCATGATATAATAACCGTTTTAGTTGGAGAGGTATCAAAATCAGCTACCAAATTATAAAGAGTTACTGATACTGCTTTTATTTCCCAACTTTGTCCTACTTCAACATCTTCAAAGGTAATAAAATCAGTTTGTGTTTCTTTCGACATACAATATTTATCTGCTGTATGTGCTATAGCATTTGTTCCTCTAACGCATCCTTCAAATTCAAAATTTATATCATCAATACTTGTATAAGTTATTAATTCATCTTCAATCCAAAATGAACCTGAAGATGCAAACGTTCCATAAAAAGTGCTATTATCAAATGGTATAACTGTTACTACATCGTCAATTCCTGAATCAAGTTTAACTGATGGTGTCACATAACCTATTGTTTTTTTCCATATATAATCACCACCACCAACACTTACATATATATTTGCGCCCACAAAAAAAGGATTATCATCAGGTCGTTTATATAAAATATATATTTTATTTTCTGTAAGATCTTGTACAGCATAAAAACGTTCAACTATATCTGGTGCAATATATGTACTTGGTGCATCATTATTATCTACTGCTGTCACTTTAGGAATAATATCATTATAAACATTGGGATTGTATTCAAAACATTGAATTTTAACTTCATCATTTTCTAATTCTTCCATAGCTTGAATTCTAAACCATTTATTATTCCATCCTGTCTGAGAATGACTAATCCCTATTACATCACCAACAGCATGATAATATCCTTGCATCCCTGTAATAAATTCACACCCATTTCTATTATATAAAGAAAAATCACTAAAATATTGAAGCATACGCATTGCTTGTGACTTTCTTTTTATTCCTCCTAATCTAATAGTTTTTAATTTAGTTTCCTGATTAACATCTATATAATATGCTTCAGAATCTTTTTCTACTACGTCCCAAGGGTATCCATTTATCCAATTATCATTATTATCTTTAGACTTTCTCGTTATATATTCAAGTCTAAATCTATTTGATACTTCAGAATCAGCACTATAGTTAAAACTAAATGATCCTTCTTTAATATTATCTTTTACTATTTCAAAATCATCATTTGTATTTGGAGAAACAGAAAGATCTTCAAACAAATCAATATAAGTTGAAGTTTGATCTTTAACTACAAACTTATAATCTGTTCCTAATATAGTTATTATTCCTTCATCACCAAACCAGAATATATCTGAATAAGCAGAAAAATCAGCATACAATCTATTTACTGTGCTTGATCCTCCTGCCTGAAATTGTCCTTTTGTTTGATCAGCAAAATATATTTCAGGAACTTCATCTGCCCTTTCTATAATTGGTTCAATCTTACCTTGTTTTAATCTGACAATACCTCTACAAGTAAGCATCATATCTGTGACAATATCAAATGCTTTTGCTCTTGCATCAAAATATTGTGAATATCTAAATCGTGGTTCATCAACCAGAGAATCATCCCAATCAGTATATTGAACAAGTTCATCACAATAATCTGATGCTATTTTCCAAGGACTTGATGTATCAGGATCTCCATTAAAATCATTTGTATCTAATCCTAAACCCCATCTTGTGTTAGTTAAAAAATTATAAACACAACGAATAGGATTAGCATCTTCTTCTCCTGCTTCTATATTAAATCCTTTTAATTCAGCAGAAATTACAGGTA